TAGATGTCGATGACTATGAAGGTTCTATTGACGATATACATAATAAGTATTCGAAATACAAATACGTTTGTTATTCTACAGCTTCTTCAACGAAGGAACATCCAAAATTTAGATTAGTATTTCCTTTGACTGAATTCGTAAAGGCTGACAACATCAAACATTTTTGGCATGCACTTAATAAAGAAATAGGAGACATCGCAGATGCTCAAACAAAAGACTTATCCCGAATGTACTACGTACCAAGCAAATACGGGAACGCTTACAACTTCATATTCTCTCACGTCGGAGAAATCATGGACCCTCAACAACTCATGGAATCTCATCCCTATGTCGTACCAAATGAATCGTTTTTCGATAAGCTTCCAACAGCTATCAAGGAAGGACTCATTGCTCACAGAAAAGGACAACTCAATAACACTGACTTTAAATGGACCGGATATCGCGACTGCCCTTTTGTAAATAAGCGTCAAATTGAAGAATATAAAATGATTTCTGGTACAGGTTGGTATTACAAAATGTATCAAATTATGGTATCAACCGCTGGTAATGCTATGAGCAAAGGTTATCCAATTTCATCAAAAGAAATTGCTTGGATCTGCAGAGATCTTGATAATGATACCGGTGGCTGGTATGGCAAGCGCGATATGGAAAGAGAAGCAGAACGAGCTATTGAGTTCGTATTTAGAAATAATTTATGATGGACTTTAACTTATCAGAAATACCTTATGAAGCTTGGCATAATCGAGCTTTAGAAGAAGCTAATAAAATTAAAAAGAATAAATCTTTTATTTTTTCAGGTAGAACATTTGAGAATCTCTTATGGAGAACTAAACAAGGACATGCTTGTGAACAATATCTCATGTTATATTGTAATCATACAGATGATAAACGTGATTTTCAAGATGTGCTTGATACAGATAAAAATCCAGTAGCCGTTAAAGCGTGCAATCCGCATTGGCTAGATCAAAACTTAAAAGATTGGGCTAAAGATAAAATAGATAATCCATGGAAAGAATGGCCAGATATTCTACACGTTTGGGGTAACATTAGTAAAGTCGAAGGCATAATAAATCCAGAGTATACCTATATAGGTAAATATACATGGAGTGAAAATAAATGGAAAAAGTAGTTTACAAACACTCGAAACTATGTTATAATAGTAGTATTAAACAGGAGCAACAATGAAAGAAAGTATAAGAGTTTTACAAGAATGTGCAGAACTTCAGGACAAAAAGTCTAAAGACTATCAAAGTTCTGAATCTACTGTCGTTCAATCCATGCATTATCGTAGAGGTGTTGATACCATTCATGACATTATCTTAGGTAAAGTTATGCGTGCAACTTCACTACTTGAATCTGATCCTAATAATCCAAACTTCGAATCGCTTGAAGATACTTACAAAGATATGATTAACTATGCATCCTTTGCGGTATCTTATTTGCGTGGCAAGATGGAAGGCCAAGATACTAATCGCGATATGTTCAATAAACCTATCTCACGACAAAAAGCTCGTGAACAACTGGAGAATGCTAATGTGGCAGAATAATACTAAAGATATTGCTGAACTATTCATTAATGAACTAGAAGCTGAACGTTTTACTGTCGATAAGACTGGTGCAAAGACCATTGAGATTATCGGTGCATCGTTTATTGCTGATAAACCAGCTATTTTTGGTGAGCCAAATGAAGAATACATCGAAGCTGAACTAGAATGGTACGATTCTTTGTCTACTAATATCAATACACTTGCTGATATTTACGGCAAATCTCCCGCGGCTTGGCAGTATTCTGCTAATGATTATGGCGAAATTAATTCTAACTATGGTGCATTAATTTTTGCCGACAAGTACTATAACCAATTTGAGAATGCAGTAACTGAACTGTTGCATAATTCTGATTCGCGAAGAGCATGTATGATATACAATCGTCCATCTATCTGGGCTGAATATAATGAAAATGGCAAAAACGATTTCATTTGCACAAATGCTGTAACATATTATATTCGTGATGAAAAACTACATTGCGTTGTGCAAATGAGATCTAATGATGTTGTATTTGGTTATCGCAATGATTATGCGTGGCAAAAATATGTTTTGGATGAAATGTCTGATGAACTTATGATTGGGACTGGAGATATTCATTGGCAAGTACAAAATCTTCACGTTTATGAAAGGCACTTCAATCTTGTACGTTAATAAGTGGGATCAAAGATTTTTAGATTTAGCTCAACATGTTGCAAGCTGGTCTAAAGATCCAAGTCGTAAAATTGGTGCAGTTGCTATAGGTGACAAAGGACAAGTTCTTGCACAAGGATATAACGGCTTTCCACGTGGTATTGAAGATTCTGAATACCGCTACAACGAACGAGAAGAGAAGTATAAATATGTAGTACACGCTGAAATGAACTGCATATATAATGCGAGTTGGAATGGAGTATCTTTAAATAAGTCAAAGTTCTACGTTTATGGTTTGCCTGTTTGTAGTGAGTGTGCAAAAGGATTAATACAGGTTGGTGTAAAATCTATTCTCGTAAAAGTACCAGAACAAGATGCTACACCTTTAATATGGAAACAACATGAAAAACTATCTAAAGAACTTTTTCAAGAAGCTGGGATCGAATATGCCAGAATTCAGTAAAGAAGAAATACAAAATTCAAAACGTATTTTTAAGAGTGCTACTCCAAAATACACTCTTGACTGGTATGTAAAATGGATTTCAAGCGCTTTCGTACTTACAGCAATGTCAATGCGTGGAGTCGAAGGTTTACAATTTTATGATCTGTCTTTCTCGATCGTGGGAATCATTGGTTGGTTATGGGTATCAATTATGTGGAAAGATAGAGCTTTGGTAATACTCAATGCAGTAGGATTTGCATTCCTAGTGCGTAATTTATTAGAGTATTTGACGATATAACTATATTATATGGTGAGCTACTCTGGCCTCCCAGCCAAATCTCTCACCTTAATAAACTGATATAAAAGGAGGAAAAAATTTATGTCAAAAATTAGAGTAGGCGTCATTGGCGTCGGATCATGCGCAAAATCTCTCGTAGAGGGAATTCAATACTATAACGAAAATCCAGATGACAAGATCGGATTAATGTACGAAGATATCGGTGGATATTCTGTACATGATATCGAATTTGTTTGTGGATTCGATATAGACAAACGTAAAGTAAATAAAAAATTAACAAAAGCTCTTAGGGCTCAACCCAACTGTGCTATGAATCATGTGGAAAAAATCTTGACCACAAAAGAATCAAATGCTGGTTGTGTGGCACCGGAAGCAGTAGTATATTCTGCTCCTGAGCTCGATGGCATTGCACCACACATGAAGGACTATCCTGATGAAGTCACTTTTGTCAATGGTGCCATTCCTGCTGAATCTTTTGAAAGAACAGTAGAGCTTTTGAAATACCACAATGTAGATGTATTAATCAATTATCTACCTGTGGGATCAGAAGAAGCATCTAAATACTGGATTGATGTAGCACTAGAAGCTGGAATTCATTTTGTAAACTGTATTCCAACTTTGATTTCTACAAATGATGCAGTAGAAACTGAGCAAAGATTTATCGATGCTGGACTATCAATTGTTGGTTCAGATATGAGATCTGCTTGGGGAGCTTCTCGAATGTCCGAAGTATTACAAGGAGCAATGCTTGATTCTGGATTGATGGTAACACAACATATTCAGATGAACATGGCTTGTGGTTCTACTCAAGGACAAGAACATATTCGAACAGGACGTACTGCCAATACTGACTTTTTGAATATGGCAAAACAAGATAGACTACGCAATAAACATATATCAAAGGAAAACGTCTTGAAGGGACAGAATATTGTGCGTGACGAGTCGACCGCTGGCATGACACTCTTCGCTGGACCATCACTGACGGTATTACAGAAACCAGGAGGAGATTATATTTCGTCCGATAATAAAATCGCAAATTTCGATATGGTAGCATATGGATTTGCTGGCGCAAGATATGAATTGACTGCTCGTCTATCAGTTCAAGATTCGCCAAACTCTGGAGGAGTCGTAGTTTCGGCTATTAGATTCTGTAAGGTCGCATCTGAAATGGGTATTGTAGGTTTCCTAAGAGGACCATCGGCGTGGACTCAAAAGACTCCACCGGTTCAAATGAAAACCGAAGATGCTAAATTCGAATGTGATGCGTTGGCTCGGAGAGTTCTTACGGATATGACAACTCCACAACTTAAGGAGAACAGACCGAAAGCAAAAGATTTACCACACACATTTCAGGATAGTAAGACCGACTATGAGAATTAATACATTTGATATAGACGGCGTTATCTATTTCGGCCAGGGCGTAACTGGTGTGCGTCCTTGTCGAAATGATATTATTATTACTGGCAGATCCATCGACCAATATGATTATACGATGGATATGCTTCGTAGCAGAGGCATATATAATCAGGTATTCTTTAATCCAATGAGTAGGAGCGATCCTAATTATTGTAGAGAAGAATCAGGAAGACATAAAGCAAGAGTAATAACTAAGCTTTTAAAGGTGTACGATATTGGTCTTCATTTTGAAGATGATGATGTACAAATTGAACAGATTAGGAGAGTGCATCCTGATCTAGGTATTATACACATGGTAAGAGAGGATGAGCAACTCGTCAAATATTAATTATAATTATGATTGGCATACTTATGATAAAGAGCTAATGAAGGAATTCAATTGGTTCTTACTTAAAGTCAATCAAAGAGCATGTATTCATCAAGGATACATCGATGAAAAGTACGAAGGCGTAAATCGTCATGGAGATATTGATTATGGTCTTGGAGAAAATGTAGAGTATTTCCACCCTACTATTACTCTTGATGATCGTATGAGATTTATTGGTACTCAAATAGCCAGTGCTCCAATGAGTATGATGAACGTTGTAGGTAATACATTTATCTCTCACTTTTATGGAGGAAGAGGAGTTCACTTCTTAGCTTCTGGTAAAGATGGAGAATTTGTAGACTTTGATAGATTTGCTGATGACGACCAAGAGTATATAAGATTTGTTCGAAACAATTTGGACAAAGCTATAAAGAATAGGCAACCCATTTGGGGTACAACGGAGTTACACACTTCAATTCAAACGGCCGGTCGTAATTTTTGTAGGCAGAAGTATAACGATGCTGACAGAAGTTTCCACCCTGTAGATGTATGCGAATGGGTTGCCTCCTTTCGTGATAATGGATTCTTAGATCGTATGCTAGCATGCAATCATATGAGCGATATATATAAATTATTACGAGAACAAAGAGGCATTGGAGAATATTATGGATTTCACGGTGCAGCCTCTTCATCTGTTTTACCTCAGGTAAAATATCATCACGATCAAAGATTTGTTGCACCAGGTCCAGGAGCTGTCTATACGATTAGTCTTCTGTGGCCTGATGCTCCAAAAAAACTTTATGATGAAGCAATTTATTTTATGAGAGAAAACGCTGAAGAAATTGGACTTACGAAAGGAGTAGAATTTCATCCATCAGCTTATAATATTAAATTAAGAGATGGAAGTAATTTATTTGAGCGTTCTCAGGATAGCCTTAAATACTATGGAACAGAAGTACTATCATGTCAGTTTGGAGTCTATTTACAAATTCGTGAAGATGCGAAAGCTTGTGCTAGACGTCAAGTTGCAAGGGTACAACAAACAAATACTTTAGCGAATTTTTTAACATGAAAAATATAATTAATTGTCCTTTTATACCAATAGCAAAAAGAGCGGCGTCACATAGAGGCGCACAAGGAGTAATGTATGGAGACCAAATTAGAGAGAGATATGGCCACTGCGATGTCAACTACGGAGGCGAGCTTACGGAAGTGGATCGGTATGACGTTTTGTGGGTTTATCATGGCAATGATTGGAGTGGTGGTCTTAACATGTTTGGTGGCGTATATGGCTTTCCTTATGTTAGGAACACTGTTAACTTTTCTCAGTTCAAAGGTAAAGTCTATTCTATCGGGATCGACTTTCCGCCGTATCACCAAATGGTACGAGAAAAGCTCAAACGAGCTAATGAAAAAGGTAAGTCTATTCAACCTGAATGGATGGAAGTAGATCTAGAAAATCTGGAACGAATGCATCTAGAAGCTGAAACTATTAAATATCCACATCCAACTCGCAAGTTGGTTGTAGGAGATAGCCATGCAATTAGTATGTATCGTCCAGGTTGGACAGTAAATAGCATACCGTTTAAAACTTTAAATGGCGCGCTTAAACAAGGACTCAAAAGCTTTATTGATATTGAAGTAGATGAAGTTGAGTTCTATTTTGGTAACATAGATATTCGACACCATGTTGTAAGACTTGGTCAAGATCCAGAGCGGCTGGCGCAGAGATATATCGAGGAGGTGAAGAAAGTATCTCTCCCTGCAAAGATCTATGAACTATTACCAATCGAAAATGAGTCAAGGAAGATCCCTCAATCAGGTTACTATAAAGGTCAACCCTTTTATGGTACATGGCAGGAGCGCACGGACGCGCGTAATCGATTTAACGATTACATTGACAAACATTATGGAATCACAAGATGGACTGACCATCTATATAATAAAGAAGGTGAATTAAGTTTTGATGTAATGGAAAAGCCTAAATCAATTCACCTGTCCAGAGAGTTCTATCCGTACTGGAATGGAATGGACAAAGCATCATTGGAGGATTTTTTAGGATGAAATGGGCAAGTATAGTACCACTAATTGGTGGTGAATCAATCGCAATGGAAAATATATTTGGTACTAAACCAGAGTATATATTGACATTTGATGGCTTTCAAGCTAATGAAGAACACTTATTAAACTGGTACGAAAACAAGGTCCCATATTTGAATCTCTCAGAGGGAGCGAGTTACACAGAAAAAGTTAATGTGATTAATACGGTATGCCCATGTGCAGGACTGAGTTCCCTCAGTCCCTCTGCTTCAAGTAATAATCCTATGAATGACTGGATGTATAAATCAGCTGAATATGTACTAACTGAAGTACAGCCTGATGTCTTCTGGGGAGAAAACGCTCCTAGGCTCGCATCTAAGATGGGAGAGCCTGTCGTACGTCGATTACGAAAGATTGGAGAAGAGAATGGTTATACATTTAGTATTGTAAAGACTAAATCAATACTGCATGGATTAAGCCAAGTAAGAGATAGAACATTTTATTTCTTTTGGAAAGGAGATCAAGTTCCACTATTCGAATACTTATTAGAAGAGCCATCAATGATTGCTGACGATATTCGAAACGTAGAAAAGAATCCTGACGATCCAATGAGTCAGATTCTATGTAATGAAAAGAAACCGTCTGACGATCCTTACTATAGATTTATCTTAGAAGAATTGGAAGGTGGTATTACTCATGCTGAATTCTCAGCTAAAATAGAAAAAACAACTAATGTTCAAGATTATATAGAAGAACATACGAATTATAGAGTTGTAGCTGAATGGATGAGAAAAAATGGATATGACAATGTTGCTAAGAAATGCGATAGAGCATATCACAAACTAAAAGCTGGTGGCAATATTATGAGAAAAGGAGTTGAGATTCCTAAAGATAAGATTGGTGCCTTTGTAGGACATATGCCTACTTCGCTTACTCATCCAGACGAAGATCGCTTTTTGACTGTACGTGAATCTTTGTCTCTAATGAAATTACCTTCAAATTTTCAGTTGTTAAAGCCTAAGAGCTCGCTCAATCACATTTGTCAGAATGTGCCAGTAACTACAGCTGAATGGCCCGCCCGAATGATAAAAAAATATTTTGAAGGTAAACTTGATATGGTAGAGACAAAGTTTCTCGTACAGGACAATAAAAAAAGATCCTATGAATATGAAAAAAACAGTTTACAACTCACTGAATTTATGGTATAATAGTACGTATAAATGAAAAATAGGAGTGATTTATGCCAAGTGTAAGCTTAAAACCGAGACGTAGACATCCTAAGGATAAGAGGCCTGCAAAGCCTATGCCCTTTGATGTAGCGTTAAGAAAATTTAGAAAGTCTGTTGAACGTGCTGGAATTATCCAAGAAGTACGTAAAAGAGAGTTTTATGAAAAACCTACGACTAAAAGACGTAGAAAAAGAAAAGAAGCCGAAAGGAGATGGGCTAAAGAAGTCAGATCTCTTGAGGCAAGTGGTAATTTACCAAGGAGAAGATAATGTCAATAATGGATAAACTTAAGAAGAATAGTAAAATCAAAGATACTGCTATTCTTTCTGACTCAGTCCTTTTTGCTGAAAAGGACATTATACCGACTGATGTGCCTATGATTAATGTTGCCTTGTCTGGTGATATTGATGGTGGTCTTACATCAGGTCTTACTGTTCTTGCTGGACCGTCCAAGCATTTTAAAACTTCATTTGCTTTGCTCATGGGAGCAGCTTATATGAAACAATATGAAGATGCTGTGATGTTGTTTTATGATTCTGAATTTGGTTCACCTCAAAAGTATTTTGAATCTTTTGGTATCGATACTGATAGAGTATTACATACTCCAATTACAGATGTAGAACAACTTAAGTTCGATCTTGTCGGTCAGCTTGAAAATATTGAAAGGGGAGACAAAGTAGTAATTGTTATTGATTCAATTGGTAACCTTGCTTCGAAAAAAGAACTTGAAGATGCATTGAACGAAAAGTCAGTTGCTGATATGTCAAGAGCTAAAGCATTAAAGGGATTGTTCAGAATGGTCACTCCTTATCTTACTATGAAGAACGTCCCTTTACTTGCTGTTAACCATACTTATCAAGAGATTGGATTGTTTCCTAAGAATGTTGTATCAGGCGGTACAGGTATCTATTACTCAGCTGATAATATTTGGATTATTGGAAGACAACAACAAAAGCAAGGAACTGAAATCAAAGGCTATAACTTTGTAATCAATGTAGAAAAATCTAGGTTTGTAAAAGAAAAATCTAAAATTCCTGTATCTGTTACTTGGGATGGTGGTATTGCTGAATATGGTGGTCTACTTGAAGTAGCAATGGCTGGTGGGTATGTAACTAAACCTAATGTTGGTTGGTACGCAGCAGTTGATATGGATACTGGAGAAATTTTAGATCCTAAAGTAAGAGAAAAAGATACGATGACAGAAGATTTCTGGAAACCAATCTTTCAAAATACAAACTTTAAAGAGTTCGTAAAAACTTACTATTCAATTGGTCATAAGCCTCTATTAGATATAGATTTAGATTTACAAGAGGAGTAAAATGTTATATAATATATCTGATAACGATTTTACTCTAGTAGAAAATCCTAACAGTCCTCTTCATGGAGTCAGATTTCTTCGTGGAGAGTACAAAGATGTCATCGTAGTATATGGCCAGGTAAGTATTAAAGAAGATGAAAATCTTGATATGGCAACATTATCTTTTAACTTTAATATTCAAGATCCTGCTGAATTTACTGTAGATGAATTAGAAAAAAGTGAAGCGTTTAAGAACTATCTTGGTGATGTATTACAATATATTATCAAAGATAGTTTGGACCACGCTGAAGAAACAAATCAATCAATTATTGGAATAGGGAATGACGAATCAACTACCGACACACATACTGAATCAACTTCTGACTAATGAAGAATTCTGTAGAAGAGTAGTACCATATCTTAAAAAAGAATACTTTGATGGTTCTCATAGAACTATCTTTGATCTTATTGTAAAATTCGTCAATAAACATAATAAACTTCCATCATCTAAAATTCTTGATCTTGAGTTACAAAAGGTCAATGCACCTGAAGATATTCTAAATCAAGCAAGTGCACTTATAAACGAACTCAAACAAGAATATAATATTGATGCAGAATATCTTATACCAGAAGCTGAAAAGTGGTGTCGTGATCGAGCAGTTTATAACGCAATCATGGACTCTATTCAAATCATTGATGGTAAAGATGAAGCACGTAGTGAAGGTGCTATACCTGAAATACTACAAGAAGCTCTTGGAGTTTCCTTCGATCAACAAATTGGTCATGACTACATCGATAATTCAGACGAGCGTTTTGATTTTTACAATCTAAAAGAAGATCGTATTCCTTTTGATTTGGACTACTTTAACAAAATTACAAAAGGTGGTTTACCAAACAAGACTCTCAATATTGCTCTTGCTGGTACTGGTGTAGGTAAATCTTTATTCATGTGTCATTGTGCAGCATCTGTTCTTACCCAGGGAAAAAACGTTCTATATGTTACTATGGAAATGGCTGAGGAAAGAATTGCTGAGCGTATCGATTCGAATCTAATGGATTTACCTATTGAACAACTTTCATCTCTACCTAAAAATGTATTTGATGAAAAGATTGGTAAGATTGCAAAAGGTTCTATTGGTAAACTTATTGTAAAAGAATATCCAACGGGTGCAGCTCACGTTGGTCATTTTAGAGCATTACTTAACGAGCTGAAACTTAAAAAGAACTTTAAACCTGATATTATTTACATTGACTATCTCAATATTTGCTCATCCAGTAGGATGCGTGGGCTAGGTGGTAGTATAAATAGTTACAGTTATATCAAGGCAATCGCGGAAGAACTTCGTGGATTGGCTGTGGAATTTAATGTACCTATCGTGTCTGCAACTCAGACAACGAGGTCTGGCTTTAGTAATACTGATGTTGGACTTGAGGATACATCTGAATCATTTGGTTTGCCAGCAACGGCTGATCTTATGTTTGCTTTAATCTCTACTGAAGAGCTTGAAGAACTAGGTCAACTGATGGTAAAGCAATTGAAGAACCGATATAACGATCCAACCAAATATAAAAGATTTGTTATTGGTATAGATCGTTCTCGGATGAAGCTATATGATGCGGAAGAGTCGGCACAATCAGATATTATGAGTGATATGGTAATACCTGATAAGCCGATAAATACGTTCGGAGATCGTGACACTAAAGACACGTTCGCTGACTTCAAAATATAAAAGGAGAAAATATGGATATTTTAAATATCGCAAAAACATGGGTACTAGCAAGATGGGCTGAAAGAACTTCTTGGGATGGAGGCGTAATCATTGCATTGTCTCTATGTTGGATCCTATTAGGTGGTATCGTAGACTGGTTAGCATGGCTAGCTTTGCTTTATGGTATCTTTACTTTCGTTAAATCAGAAGGTTGGAAAAACTTATAATAATAATATAAGTTACTACATTAGGGGACGTGTATCGTCCCCATTTTTTTCGGAGTGAAATGAAATGAATGTTAAATTAATTAGTCATAGTCAAGCGCCTAATCACGACGAGAGCGCT